ACCTTGTCATGGACATCAGCACGGCCACCGGCACGGATTCCGCAACCGTCGCTGACGCACTTGCCAAGGCATACCAGGGCAACTTTAAGGCGCTCAGATCATTGAGCCCAGAAATGTCAACGATGATCAAAGAAGGCGCAAGCCTGAACGAAATCATGGACGTGCTCGGTGGAACCTTTGGCGGTGCTACAGCAAAGAACGCTGAAACCGCTGCAGGGAAAATGGCGATCCTTAAAAACAGCATTGGCGAAACCAAAGAGTCAATCGGTGCCGCGCTATTGCCTGTGCTTGAAGCCGTCCTGCCTGTGCTCAACAAGTTTGCTGCATGGGCTCAAGACAATCCCAAAGCATTCTTAGCGATCGCTGCCGCAATCGGCTTGGTCGCAGCTGCAATCGTCGCCACAAACATTGCCATGGCACTCAACCCATTTAGCCTGATCGCTGCAGGCGTCGCGCTACTCGTCGCCGCGCTAGTCGTCGCGTACAACAAGTTTGACTGGTTTAAGACTGGCGTCAACGCAATCATCAACGGCATTCTTGGCGCATTCGAGTCGGTGGTTAACGGTGCAATCATGATGGTCAACGGCATTATTCGCGCCTACAACGCCATTCCAATTGCGCCAGACATCAACACCATTGCCCACGTCAACCTGCCAAGCATCGGTGGCAACTCGGCTACACAAGCCGCAAGTCGCATGAACCTACCGCGCATGGCCGAGGGTGGAATTGTGTCATCGCCTACCCTTGCGCTGATCGGTGAAGCAGGCCCAGAAGCCGTAGTGCCGTTAGATCGCATGCAAACAGGCGGCGGAATAACTATCAACGTGACAGGCGGTTTGGCTACAAGCGCCGAAATCGGTGAATCGGTCGTTAATGCTTTGCGCGCCTATTCGCGTTCCGCTGGCCCATTGCAATTACAGGTTGCCTAATGCCCGGCACAGCCGTAGTCGAATCAGGCAACTATGACCTGCAGATCGCTACAGGGTTTCAAGTTGACGCATTCGTGCTTGACGACCCGTTAAAGGGTGTGCTTGACAATACGACTTATGTGCTGGACGGCACCACCGAGTTTGCCAGCGTCATGGACTCAACGCTCAATGTCAAAGTAAAGCGCGGCAGACGCGACATCGGCGACCAATTCAGCGCCGGCACAATGTCATTCACCATTCAAGACGTCTCAGGGATTTTTAATCCGTTCGATGAGAGCAGTCCATATTGGGATACCTCAGAAGCAAAACCTGGGCTTGCACCATTGCGCGCAGTGCGGTTAATTCGTTACAGCTCAACGAATGTGCCTGAATCATTGTTTAGCGGTTATGTCGTGAACTATGACTACAACTTTGCTTTGGGTGGAATTGACACCGTAACGGTGTATTGCGCTGACCAGTTCTATTTGCTGTCACAAACCTATTTGGACGAATTAAACGTCACCGCTGAAACATCTGGCGAACGCATTGAAACCGTGCTTGACCTGCCAGAAGTGGATTTCCCTGCAGGCTCTCGAAACATCGCAACAGGAACCGTAAATCTTGGCCATGCTCCGGCCTACACCGTGCCGGCAGGAACAAACGTGCTGCAATACATTACGCAGATCAACGAAACAGCCGAGTTCGGGCGTGTGTTCATGTCACGCGCTGGAGTGTTCACATTCCAAAACCGCATCGGGAACACGCTGTCAGCATCAAAAGCCGATTTCCATGACGACGGCACAAACTACAAATACAACGGCGTGGGCATTTCATTTGAGGCGGACGCCGTGGTCAATAGATCGGTTGTAACAGCGCTAAACGGCAACACGGCCACAGCCAGCGATGCAACCTCTATTGCCACATATTTTATTCAGACAAGCAACATCAGCAACAGCCTGTTGCATGAACAGCCGTCAATTGACACCGCAGCGTCTTATCTGCTTAACCCTGAACCAGAAGCCCGATACACGTCAGTAGAAACCGCGTTTCTAATGCTGACTACAGCTCAAAAAGACACTTTGGCAACCGTTGACATTGGCGACACGATCACCATAGAAAAGACATTCCCTAGCGGTGCCGGCACGACCCAGTTCGCGCAAGAGCTGTCAGTTGAGGGTATTGAGCATTATCTGGACTTCAGCACAGGGCACCGCGTGCTGTACTCAACCGCGCCAACCACGATCGTCTTTGAGCTGATTTTGGACGACGCGCTGTATGGCACAATTTCAACAACCAATGTTTTAGGATAGGAAACACTATGACCGCAAAATGGACTGACTTTGTTGCTGGGACGGTATTAACTGCCGCTCAACTCAACGACGTTTTAGACAATTTTCAAGACATGGCAATTTTTAGTGAAACACAAGCAAGTGGCACCGACGGCGGCACATTTACCAGCGGAAGTTATGTTAAACGAACCCTTAACACAACGGTGGTAAACAACATCACAGGTTGTTCTATTGCAGCTAGCGTAATTACCTTGCCTGCCGGCACATATCAAGTGTTTGCTAGTGCGCCAGCGTTTGCTTGCAATGCTCACAAAACTAAATTACGAAACACAACTGCTGGAACAGACATTGTCATTGGCGCAAGTTCTCAAAGTTCTTCTGCGGATGCGACTCAAACCGTAAGTCAACTTCGAGCGTTTTTTACTATTGCCGTCAGCACCAATATTGAATTGCAGCATCGATGCGGAACAACAAAAACAACTAACGGTCTTGGTGTAGCAAGCACATTTGCTGACAGCGAAGTTTATGCCCAGATAACAATTGCAAGGGTTGCATAACATGGCGACAAAAGCACAAATTAACGCACAAATTGGCAACGCAACACGCGAATTGGCACCAGGCACAACTTGGCGTTACAACGAACCAGGCGATGGTTATTACTGTCTTGAATGGATGGATGACCCAGCGTTGCAACCAACCGAAGCATTGACAATGGCAAAAGCAACAGAATTAGCAAACAATCCGCCACCGCCAGTCAGCTAATGAAATGGCGTTACCTATTCGGTTGCAGTTTGCTAATTGCAGTTGTCGTGTGGGGTTGTTCTGGTTGCGCTGACCGTGAGCGTGTTAATTGTGTGCGCGTCAGAAACAAAGCGGTAACGATGACATCCGATATCCAAGTGGGAACGGGTCGCTGTGCCTAAATACACCAACGAAGAAATCAAAGCGCGCTTAATCCTGATTGTAGGCATTGGTCTAACGCTCGCATTTGTCGGCTCAATATTCACGTTGCTTTACGGTTTGCTGTTCGTTACCCAGCCACTTGAGCAAGCCCCAAACGATGCAGAAGCGTTTTCGGTGCTCAACCCAATGCTGATGACACTCTCTGGCGGTCTAATAGGCTTACTTGCATCCAACGGATTGAAAAACAAAACGAAAGGCAAAGACGATGAAGATTAAAGACAAAGCCCTATTAGCGTCCTACGGTCGCTCAATCCTTGCAGCCGTTATCGCCGTCTATTCGACCGGCAACACCGACCCAGCCGACTTAGGCAAAGCCGCATTAGCCGCACTTGTGCCCGTACTTATTCGATATGTGAACCCTAAAGATTTGGCATTTGGGCGTGGCAACAGCGAAAGCTAATCCCAACGCACGGCCATACACAGGCAACAGCGATGGCGCATCCGCTGGCCCACGTGCCGGCATGAACGAATGGATTAAGCAAGCAATCGCTGCATCAAATAACGCGGTTTGGAATAACGGCTCTTGGGGTGTGCGCGACATGCGCGGCAACCCAGGATCATTGTCAGTTCACGCAACTGGCAGAGCTGTTGACTTGTCGTATCGCAAATCCGAAAGACACCAACAAGCAGGACGCCTAAACGCATTGTCGTTTATTGACGTCGTGGTCGCTAACGCAAACACGCTTGGCGTTGAGTGCATTCTTGACTATTTTCCTGCACCGTACGGGCGCGCATGGCGTTGCGATCGTCAAGCATGGAAGAAATACAGCAAGCCAACAATTCACGGCGCACCAGGGGGCGACTGGTTCCACGTCGAGATAACACCACAGGCCGCCGACTCGGTGATCTTTGTTAAAGCCGCATTCCTAAAGGTGTTTGGGGAAATCCCACCTAAGGCTTGATCTATGTTCTAGGGTCGGAGTACCGACAAAAGGACAGGCAATGACTGAACCGCAGATCGTTGATTACAGCGTCTATACAGGAGTGA